CAGAAGTGGGGTGGCCCGAAATTTCGTAAGGGATGGCCTTGGCAGGCATCTCTTCAATATTCGACGAAACCTTCTTGTGGTATCGAAGGATCCTTGCTTGAAAAAGCGTGTAAGGATTACATTCGACCAATCTTGAAGGCACTTGGTGAGTTGACCGGACTTAAAAATCAGGTCAGACCTTTGAATCGCATGGAGACAGTCTGTGGAATCGATGGCGTTCGATTCATAGACAAAATGCCTCCAGGTACTTCAATTGGATATCCTCTTTCAGGTCCGAAGTCAAATTTCATTGAACTTCTTGAACCTGAAGAGCATCCTTCTCATCAATGTCCAGCCGAATTAGACGAAAGATTTTGGACACATGCGGAAGAAATGGAAAAGCTTTATCTGAAGGGAGAAAGAGCTTATCCTATCTTCAAGGCTTGTTTGAAGGACGAGCCAACAAAATTGACCAAGGACAAGGTCAGGGTATTCCAAGGAGCGCCTGTTGCACTACAACTGTTGGTGCGCAAGTACTTCTTGCCTATTGCCCGAGCATTGTCCATGATGCCTCTTACATCTGAGTGTGCTGTTGGTGTGAATGCCCAAGGTCCTGAATGGGACCAATTGGCAAAACACATTACGCGCTTTGGAAAGGATCGTATTCTTGCTGGTGATTACAGTAAGTACGATCTGCGCATGCCAGCACAGGTGATGTTCGTAGCGTTTCGTATCATGATGGATATTGCGAAAGAATGCGGTTACTCCGAACGTGATTTAATTATCATGGAAGGTATTGCTACAGACATTTGCTATCCTTTGATGGCCTACAATGGAGATTTGATTCAACACTACGGGTCTAATCCTTCGGGACAGAACCTTACAGTGTACATCAACTCTATTGATAACGCTCTCTTGCTTAGGTGTGCATACTATCACATTACTAAGGACCGTGAAAACGTTCCTGAGTTTCGTGATGTATGTTCGCTCATTACTTATGGTGATGATGCGAAAAGTTCTGTTCACGAAGATTTCCCAGAATTTAACCACATTGCTGTGGCGAAGTTCCTGGAAGAACGTGACATGAAATTTACCATGCCAGACAAGGAATCAGAACCTACACCGTACATGACGGATGAGGAGGCAGATCTGCT